TCCCTAGAAGTGGTGGAGGGATAGGAGTTACACGTATCATGCAAGCGATCCCTGATTAGGGATCCCATTGTGAGGTGACGAAACTGGTAAACGTGTCAGGTTGTTTCCCTGATGTCTCTGGCGGGACTTGAAGGTTCGACTCCTTCCCTCACAGTTTAAAAACAATATTTATGCTATAAATATAGCATGTTAAAAACTTTAATTTCACCAGATGATCCTTTATTACACAAGAAAATAAAGAAGTGTAGTTATAATTTGGATCGATCAAAATTATCATATACTCTAACTGAAAATATGTTCCATCATAATGGGGTGGGACTTTCTGCTAATCAAATAGGAATAGAAGAAAGAGTATTTGTGATGATGGTTGATATTGATTTGCAGCAAACTATTACATGTTTTAATCCCAAGATTATTAAAGAGTCGAAGGATGAAGTAGTAATAGAAGAGGGATGTTTATCTTATCCCAAAATGTACTTAGATATATCCAGACCTCGTAGTATTATAGTTAAGTATGAAGATGAAGGAAAGAGTATTTTTAAAAGAAGATTGGATGGATATATTGCAAGAATATTTCAACATGAATATGATCATATGGAAGGAATTGATTTCACACAAAGGACTAAATAAACATAGGAGACCTGCTTTCTACCATGCTTTGTAAAGTAAAGAAAACACTTAAAGAATATCGTGAGTGGCAATTAAAGTTCTACACACGAGCTGAAGAAACTTTAGAAATAAGACTTGCTGGAATTAAAGCAGCAAGAGAAAAACTTGAAGAACTAATGAACAAAGAAGACTAATGGCTGACGGAAGACCATCACAACTTGAGAATAGAAATTTTTTAGCACCTACTGGGTTTAAGTTTAACCTTAAAAGAAGTCCAGGTGTTGCTTTTCTGTGCAATAGTGCTAATATTCCAGATATAACTTTAGGTGAAGCAACTCAAGCAACTTATCTTAGAGATATTCCTACACCAGGAGATAAGATTCAATTTGGAGATTTGCAGTTAAGATTTTTAGTTGATGAAGATCTTAAGAATTATATGGAGATACAGCATTGGATAAGGGGATTAGGTTATCCTGAGAGTGTGCAAGAGTTTAGAGACCTTGATGCAGGAGGTCAAATACCCAAACAAAATTATGGTCAGAAAATGCAAGACATATATTCTGATGGAACTCTTCAAATTCAAAGTAGTAATTACATTGCCAAGTTTAATGTAAATTTCAGTGATTTATGGCCTTACAGCTTGACAACTCTTAATTTCGATGCTACAGATACAGATATAGATTACTTTACAGCAGACGTAGGTTTCAAGTATACTATGTACACTATTACCGATTTAGCAGGTAATGATTTGAGTTGTTAACTTATGATTATTGATCTTGAAAAACTTCAAGAGATGTGGGAAAAGGATGCAAAAATAGATAGAGATAATCTACACGAAGAATCATTGAATATCCCATCTCTTCATGCAAAATACTTTGAATTATATAATACCATTTTTCTAATGAGAAAAAAGGCAGAGCAACAAAGGAAAAATATCCGTCATGAACGGTATGAGTATTTTAGTGGGAAAGCAGACCCAGAAGTTTATATTGAAAAACCATTCCCTAAGAAAATAAGAGATAAAGATACAATGACAAAGTATTTGGATGCTGATGAAAAACTTTCTAATTCATCTTTAAAGATAGATTATTATGATACTATGCTTGCATATATTGAAAGTATTCTTAAAGTGATACAGAATAGGACTTATCAGATTAAGAATGCTATTGAGTTTATGAGATTCCAGTCTGGGTTAGGATGATGAACTATATTAAAATGTATAGAGGAGTTCTTTCTCCTATATTATGTCAACATATGATTGATACCTATGAAAAATTATGGAGAGAGCAAGAAGAGCAAATAAAAAAGATGAGTATTTGTTATAATGAAGAAGGAGTTAAGACATGTGGACAATGTAATTGCCAAAGACTTGATATTATGCAACATCATGAGTTTAGAGAACCATTTAAACAAGTGATATCAGGATTTCAAGCTGCCATTAAACAATATAAGAGGGATGTTAATATTCAAGAAAAGCAATGGCCTGAGAAATATAATTTTGAGAATCTTAGAATAAAAAGATTTTTATGTAATGAACAACAACATGATACTCATGTAGATTGTTTTAACATTGAAACCTCACGAAGGTTTCTTGCTATAGTATGTTACCTGAATGATAATTTTGATAATGGTGAAACAGAATTTCTACAACATAATATAAAAACAAAAGTAGAGACTGGTACAGTAGTTTTATTTCCTACTGCATGGACTCATTTACATAGAGGAAATATTGCCACTAATGGATATGCAAAATATATGTTAGGATCTTTTCTCCAATATGCTCAGAAACAAGACATGGATAGAATTGGTTATAAAACAATGGGACTTGACAAGAAGGGATTTGGTTAACTAAATACTCCCAGATTCATGGGATATGGTGATTGACACTTCAACTAATGTTGTTATAGGAAAAGCAAATGAAGTGTTTTTGCGTATTAATGCTGAGCCTCATATTGAGTATGAGTTAAGAGATCACTTTACATTCCAAGTTGAGGGTGCTAAGTTCATGCCTCAATATAGGAAAAGAAATTGGAACGGAGAAATACACTTATATGATTTAAGATCGAAAAGAATTTATATTGGATTACTGGATAAAATAGTTTCTTTCTGTGAGAGAAGAGGATATAGTTATAAGTTTGTAGCTAATGAATATTATGGTAGTCCCTTTGAAGTTAATGAGGGAATATCATATCAGGGTGTTAAGGATTATATGAATGCTATTTCTGTTCACTCTCCACGGAAGTATCAAATAGAGGGAGTATATGATGCTCTAAAACACAATAGAAAGCTATTGATATCACCCACTGCTTCAGGTAAATCTTTGATGATTTATTCTCTCGTAAGATACTATGTTGATAAGAAGAAAAAAATTCTCTTAGTTGTACCAACGACATCGCTTGTAGAACAGATGTATAAGGACTTCGCAGAGTACGGTTGGGATTCTGAGTCATATTGTCACCGAATATATGCTGGAAAGGAAAAGACAAGTGAATATCCTGTTACTATTACCACATGGCAATCTGTTCATAACTTAGATCGTAAATTCTTTACTGATTATGATGTTGTAATAGGAGATGAGGCACACTTATTTAAGAGTAAGTCATTAATATCTATAATGACAAAATTAGAACATGCAAAGTATAGATATGGATTTACTGGTACATTAGATGGAACACAAACTCATAAATGGGTACTAGAGGGATTATTTGGACCAGCATATAAGGTAACAAGAACAGATGAATTGATGAGGCAAGGTCATCTTTCTCAATTAGATATTCAATGTCTTGTTCTTAAACATCCACCTCAAAAATTTGAAACCTATGAAGATGAACTTCAATATATTATAGGTCATGAACAAAGAAATCGTTTCATTACTAATCTTGCATTAGATTTGAAAGGCAATACTCTTGTTTTATACAGTAGGGTAGAAACCCACGGTGCGATACTTTATGATAAGATAAATAAAGATAAGCAACCAGATCGTAAAGTATTTTTTATTCATGGCGGTGTGGATGCTGAAGAGAGAGAACTCGTAAGAGAAATTACTGAACAGGAGCAAAATGCAATTATCATCGCTAGCTACGGCACTTTTAGTACTGGGATTAACATTAAGCGGTTGCACAACGTCATCTTCGCAAGCCCCAGCAAATCTAGAATTAGAAACCTCCAATCCATTGGTAGAGTCCTTAGAAAAGGAATTAACAAAGTAAAGGCAATTTTATATGATATTGCTGATGATTGTTCCAACAAATCTCGTAAAAATTATACTCTAAATCATCTCATTGAAAGAATTAAAATTTATAACGAAGAGAATTTTAATTATGAAATAATCACTATAGAATTAAAAAAATAATATGGAAGACGATTTCTACGCAACAATAAAATTTAAAAACGGCGAAGAAGTATATGCTAAGGTAGCAGCTTCTGAGGAGGAGGATAGAACAATGTTAATTATTACTCATCCTATTACTGTACAAGAAGTTAAAGCAAGAGCAGGTACTGTTGGATATAAAGTTGAACCTTGGTTAAAAACCACAAGAGAAGATATGTTTATTATAAATCTTTCAGATGTATTAACTCTATCCGAATCTAATGATATAGAAATGATATCAATGTATCAAAGATTTGTACAAGATGCATCTAGGGATAGAAGACAACAACCAAAATTAAGTAGACAGATGGGATATATTTCTTCAGTTAATGATGCTAAAGATATCTTAGAAAAATTATATAAAAAGAAAAGTAGCTAAGGTTAACCCTTGAACCCTGACAGAGTTATTCTACTGGTATAAATTGAACTTGTCAAGTGATGGTATAAATGTTATACTATCTACATAATAGTGATAATGACTCATGATAAAGACAGGCACTATGGCTAGACGAAAAACGAGGTCAGAACACTATGTTAACAACAAGGAGTTTCTTGCAGCATTAATTAAGTATCGTGAAGATGTTGAAATTGCAAAGTTGCAAGATAAACCTAAACCTGTTATACCTCGTTATATTGGTGACTGTTTTTTAAAGATCGCTAATCATTTATCGTTTAAACCTAATTTTGTAAACTACATGTTCAAGGAGGACATGATCTCTGATGGAATCGAAAATTGCGTTCAATACATAC